AAGGCTCTGTTATCTCTGGGGAGACATGGACCACCATAACCTACACCCCAACCAAGATATTTCTTACCAATACGACTATCACATCCAACAGCACTTAGAACTGCAGTAACCTCATCACCACATCCTGCCATATGGAGGACATCACCTAACATATTGGCGTAACTAATCTTAGTTGTGAGGAAACAATTGACTGCGATCTTAGTGATCTCTGCAGACTTTGTACTCATAGTACAAACAATTGCTCTGTTGATTTGAATCTTCTTATAGAGATTATTGATATCCTTTACGGTTGTATCGTTCTCCATAGATTGATCAATACCAAGAAGAACCATATCAGCCTTCTTAAGATCACTCACAATACTACCCTGTGCAATAAACTCAGGATTATAAAGTACCTTCACATTACTAGGAAGTTGTGAAGTAAATTGATCACAATCACCAGGATTGGTAGTGCAACCAATCACAAGATACTTTCTCTTTTCTACATCACTAAACTCTGATACAACCTGCCACACAGCGGATACATCATATGATCCATCATCATTAGATGGAGTTTGCACAAGAGTATAGATGAGATCACACTCATCAATTACTTCTTTGTTATTAGTTGTTGCTCTAAAATTCTTTGATACTCTGAGTAGATCTTCTACTTCAGGTTCATTAGTTGTGATCTTTTTCTGGTTCAGATCGTTTACATAATCCTCACGGATATCTGATACTAGAACATCATAACCAGCTTGCTCACAAAGAAGAGCAAAACAGATACCTAATCTGCCTGCTCCAATAACTCCAATTTTCATAGTGTAAATGTAGGAATAGGTTGCATCTTGTGTTGGTTCATTTTATTGAACCTTTGTAGAACTTCCAAACCAGGACCACTACCAGTTTCCATTGCTTCTTCTAGTTCAGCATAGGAAGCACCAAGTTGATCCTCATCTGTTCGTTCATCATCCCATAATCCGTCAGTTGGTTTAGCTTCAATAATCCTTGAATCAACTCCAAAGAATTTACCAAGTTCCCATACTTCAGTCTTATAAAGATCAGCGATAGGTGCAACATCCACCCCGCCGTCACCATATTTAGTGTAAAATCCTACACCATAATCTTCGACTTTATTACCAGTGCCGACAACAAGACCTTTATGTCTTCCAGCAATCTGATACAAAGTAACCATACGAAGTCGCGAACGTGTATTGGCCAAAGAATGATTGTCTACATTCTCACTATCAACACCAATAGTATAACGAAAAGATTCAAATGTATTGGTGAGATCATATTTCAACACAATCACATTCGGATAAATCCTCTCCAACCAATCAAGATGAATCTCAGAAAGTTGTTTCTGTTGTTCATTCTGATGAATAGGCATCCCTATAGCATATACAGGGTATCCAGTTTCAGCTGCTAGAGTTGATGATACGGCAGAATCAATACCACCAGACACACCAACTACAAAACATTCAGACGAACTCGTATCTTTATAGTTACTCAACCAGGAAGAAATATCATCCTTGAGTTTATTGTAATCACTTATTCTGTTCATTGACCTGTGCCTCAATCCATTCATAAGTTTTACGAATCCCTTCTTCGAGGGGTTGTTTGTAGTCCCATCCTAACTCACGACGGACTACATCATTGTTACTATTCCTACCACGAACACCAAGAGGTGCATCCATTTTATGATTTCTTTTAATAGGTTTACCTGCCACCTTGGAAGTGATATCAGTTAGTTGATTGATAGTTACCATCTCCTCTGAACCAATATTCACAGGACCAATAAAATCACTATCCATCAAACGACGGGAAGCTTCAATACACTCATCAATATAAAGGAATGAACGTGTCTGTTCACCATCACCCCATACTTCAATGTGTCCACCAACACCAGATAGTTGTGCTACCTTTCTACAGATGGCTGCTGGGGCTTTCTCTCGTCCACCATCCCAGGTTCCTTCTGGTCCGAAGATGTTATGATATCGAGTAACCCGAACAGGGATGCCGTGATTACGATGATAAGCAAAGTACAGACGCTCGGAGAAGAGCTTCTCCCATCCATATTCGGAGTCTGGGTTTGCTGGGTATGCTGAGTCTTCACTACAATCTGGGTTGTCAGGATCTAATTGGTTGTGTTCTGGATACATGCAAGCAGATCCAGAGTAGAAGATCTTGGTATAGTTTCTACCAGTAACTTCGTTTCTCTTTCTCTGTTCTTCTAGAACATTGAGGTTGATACTTACAGAGTTGTGCATGATATCTGCATCATTCTCACCCGAGAATACAAACCCTGCTCCACCCATATCAGCAGCAAACTGATAGATCTCATCGAAGGAATGAATGTATCGATAAGGAACTTCATTGTAGAAGTTTCCTCTATCTCCTTTATATTCAAGAACGCGTTTTACAAAAGGTGCATCTCTCAAATCACCATATACGAATTCATCTGCTTCAGTTGCAGAGAACTCAGGAGCTTTGAGATCAACACCACGAACCCAATAGCCTTCAGACTTAAGTCTCTTGACCATATGAGAACCAATGAATCCACCAGCACCTAGAACAAGTGCCTTCTTAATATATTGTGCCATGTTATAGTGTAGTTGTTCTTATTATATCAGAAGTCCATCTTTCTACCAAGTCTTTCAATGAGATCATCAACCTTAGCTTCTAGATCACCATCACATCCACCACCTGAAGATTCGTGAGAGTGACTCTTCAGTTCTTTGACTGCCTTCTCAAGTGCCTTCAGTCTCGACTCTACTTCAACATCATACTTTGACATTGCTGCCCCATTGGCAGACTTTGCGGCTTTGCCTTCCATAATTGTAAAAAATAACTTCTGATATTTATGCATTAAAAAAGACCCGAAGGTCTCTTTTTTGGGTGCTTGGCTCGCCACTTGTTCTTTGGAGAAACAAGAAACTCATGAAGGGATATCCCGACCAGTGCTGTTAGAGTCCATCCGTGACTTAATGAGATCAATCCTTGCTCTTAAGTTTACTTCAGAGTCTCTTTGGAAATTACCATATGCAATATTCATAAGAGTTTGAACCGTCTTCCATCCATGATACTTTTTATGAGATCTCACTCTCATATAGTAATCATGGAGTAGAAGTTTGGCATCATGTACCGTCATCCACTCATGTATTAGAGTTAAGTTGATGGCATCCTTTTCCATTTAAGTTGAAGATACAGAGTCTTTTACATAACAAGGTACACCTTCAGGATCTAACCATTTAGTATAGTTAAGGTCTTCCATAGCTAATGTTATTTGCATCCCATTATCACAGAGGTACATATCACGATATCGTTTTGTATAACTATCTGCTTTCTGAATACGAAAATCAGGGAACCCATTCTCTAGGGTTCCATACTCAACATATCGATAGGGGAAACGTTCGTTAAGGACTTTCATCAACCAACCTCAACAACTTCAAGGTCTTCATTCAAACAATCGATCAAAATATCATAGTCATCTAGTGGATCACCAGAGAATTCAACACCATCGTTCTCGTAATACTTACGAACCTTTTTGAAAAGTTTCGGATTCTTTACATCAAGATAGAATTCACCATTCGCAGCAGAGCGAAGAGTAGGAAGATCCTTTTTAAACTTCGAAGTAACAGTCATTGTTCTGTTTGATTACTTTTATATTATAGTGGAACGAACCCCATGGGGTTAAGTGAGTGGTCAGTTACTTAACTGGCCTCGTTGTGATCTGTATACATTTCATACACTGGATCATTAACTGGAACCATCACAGCTGCGTTTCCATTCTCATTCACTATTCCTAATGCCTCTCCCTTCTCCACTCTAGTTATTAGTTCGTCCCATCGTTCTTGAAATTCTTCTACAGAAAAAACTTCCATCAATCTGTTGTAGTTGGTTTATTTATTATAGCACTATTTCCACAAACCGATTACAATTAGCAATCCTTGTGCGTAGAAAAATAACAACACTGTACCAATACTTGCACTGATAATTGTTGCTGTTTTGTTGTGTCTATCGATGGCCTTATCAATCATTTCCTGACATTGTTTCTCAGTAATATAGTGTTCAGGTTTGATCTCTGGTAATCGTGACATGATAGAAAATACATATGCTCGAAGAGGGGATCGAACCCCCGACAATCTCCGTGTAAAGGAGGTGCTCTACCCCTGAGCTATTCGAGCAAACACTACACTTATCCGTATGCTATATGGGCGTCACACCCAGTATACTGACAGTTTATAATGGAGTAAGACGCAGGTCCACCGCGAATATCAAAGAGGGATGACTCCATCCATCATTCTGGGTGGCATCTTTGGTTGGAACGTCTCAAGTTCCTGACTCCTCCACCTGGACTCGAACCAGGGACAGGGTGATTAACAGTCACCTGCTCTACCAACTGAGCTATAGAGGATTGGAGCGGAATACCAGAATCGAACTGGTGACGAAAGGTTGGAAACCTTTAGTTTTGCCTCTAAACTAATTCCGCGAGGCGGGTCAGGAGGGATTCGAACCCCCGACCAACGCATTAGAAGTGCGTGGCTCTATTCCACTGAGCTACTGACCCAAGAGGTAGTTCCTATCGCCGCTAACCCTGAACTACCAAGGGGGTCACCGCAGTTGATCTCTCAACCTTTATATTATAGAGGGTGTCCTCTTCTCTGTCAAGCCATAACCAGTTTTGATGTGTATTGATGGCTGTATGCTTTTCTTGATCCCTCAACTCCCCATCCTAACCAGTAGTAGGAAGGAACCATGTATTGATTAATACTTTGACCATTACCCTCAAACTCAGGAAGGACTTTTTGGAATTGGGTTTCATTAATCATATAACGTGTCTGACACTCAAGAGTGCTAGGATTGCATCCATACTTATTAGCAAAATAACTCAACCCCAAATAACGTTGTGTAGAGGTCCACTGAATGAGTCCGTACCCACCCCTATGACAATCATCGTAAGAAACTCTAGCACCTCCCTCACAAATGTTGGAATTGAACTTGCTTTCTTGTTTAATGTTACCCATGATCGTTGCCAAGGCATTTCGATCTGTGATTCTTGTTTGGGTTTGTAATTGTTTAAGGACATATTTTTCGTTGTCTGTGCATGTTGGGCAAGTCCATGTGATTAGTGGAACAACTTCAATAGGTACAGCTGTGTTCTCATCTTCAGTAACATCAACTGTTAAGTTGGCTCCTGTTGAGGCTTGTTGACAACCCACCAACAATACTGCCAGTAGAGGTGTTAATAGTTTCTTCATGAGTCAAATAAAAATCTTAAGTATTATAATAGTATTATGTATCTCAGTCAAATCTCAAAGTAATCCTTACGATAATAACGATTCATGATATTGGAATTGTAGTACTTGGGAGTACCATCAACCATAGCTTCTGTGAGAACATCATTTTTAAACAATGCCTCAGTCTCAGCAAAGTTTGTCTTACCTTTTGTTTTGTGCAGTGAAAGAATCTCTCTACGAAACATGTGAGTTCCGAGAAGTTTAACATCTTGTTTCAGTTCGTCACATGAACCATAGTACAGTTTCCAATCTGACTCTTTCTTTACTCTTCGTTTCTTTCCAGGAGGTTTTCTGTGAAACCAGAAGACCTTTCGTCCGATGTAAAGTCTCTGGTTGGAAAGATTGGTAATGAGATACACAAACCCAAAAAAGTCGTGAACATCATCACTAGTAAAAGGTCTCTCCAGAAAGGTCCAGGGGTTCTCGTAGTCACACACATAATGTAATCAACTACGATATTTATCGATGCCAATCCCCATCACCTTCCCACACATATTCTGTGGCTCTATCTTCTGTTGAAGGGTATTGAGATTTACCATACACCCTTCTTACATTTTTAACCTGTTCATCTACAGGAAGTTCATGTAGATAGATGGGTTTTTCATACCACCACTCTAAAGATTTTTTCAATACCTTATGTACCATACCACGAAAAGGTGACCTGAGACTATCAGACCACCTCTTATAGGACAAGAGAGACTTATTGTAGGGATATTTCCCTTCTATCTCAGAGTTTAAAGTCTGAGAAAGTGTCTTTTTGTACATCTTGTTTGATTCCACCGACGACATAAGATTCAACTTCAGTTTCTTGTGGTGCCACTTGCAATCCTTTTGAGGAAATCCAATGTTGGGTCCAGGGAAGGGGATTGTTCTTAGCAGGAATATCATAGACTGGCTTCAATCCTATACCCTTCATACGTCTGTTGGCGATCCACTCAACATACTGTTGCAATAAGGTATCGTTTAGACCAATCATAGAACCGTCTTTGAACAGGTAGTCAGCCCAAGCCTTCTCCTCATTCACAGCCTTATCGAACATTGCATAAACCCACTCTTCTTCTTCCTTGGCGATCTGTTTCATCATAGGATCATCACCCGCCTTCCATTTGTTTAGAATGTTTTGGGTGATTGCCAAGTGTTGGTTCTCGTCTCTTGCAATAAGGGAAATGATTTTAGCGGATCCTTCCATAAGTTTGAGTTCACCGAAGGCGAAACTACAAGCAAAAGAAACATAAAAACGAATACCTTCCAGTATGTTGACATTAGCAACTGCTCTGTAAAGTTTACGCTTAACTTCCTTAATCTCATACTCAGTTGATGGAGATCCTCTAAAATCTGCAGACCACATACCAGTAGTACCCCAGACTTGTGCAGTGTTGATGAAGTCATCATATGACTCTGTAACACTCTTGGCACGATCTAGGATCTTCTGATCCGTGACAATCTTATCCAACACATCAGCTGGATTAGGATAGATGTTCTTAATGATGTATGTGTATGAGCGGCTATGGATCATTTCCATAAATCCCCATACTTCCATACATGCTTCTAGTTCAGGCAAGGAACAATATGGAATAAACGCCATACCAGGACCACGACCCTGAATAGAATCAAGCATAATCTGATACTTCAGGTTAGAAGTATAGATATGTTTCTGTTCTGGACGAAGAGACTGATAGTCTCCTCTATCTTTCTGTAGTGAAACTTCTTCTGGTCTCCAGAAGTATCCAAGTTGTTGTGTAGTAAGTTTTTCAAACACCGGATACTTGTAGGTGTCATATCTCTGGACTCCCAGAGGCTTACCAAAGAACATTGGTTGTTTCTTGGCATCATGCACTTCGGTATTAAACACCGTCATACCTTTCACTTGATTCATAATATCCTTGTCACCTACTGGTGAAACTTTAAACTGCACAGGATTCACACTCTCCCTCCTCGGCTTGTGATAGTTCTAATAACAATTCATCTAACTTCGACTGCGGCTCTTCATCCACTTCATCAGATTTTAAATCGTGAGTGTTCTGATAGTAGGATGTCTTCCAACCATATTTATAAGTTGTGAGAAAATCCTTTGCCATCTGAGAAACAGGAACTTCGTTGTCAGGATAGTTCTCTGGATTATAACTCCAATTACCAGAAATTGCCTGGTCAAAGAACTTTTGCATCACAGCTACTATTCTAATGTATCCACCATTATCTTTCATATCCCATAGAAGAGTATAGTTATTCTTCAATGAGGCATACTGGGGAACAATTTGCTTAAGAGGCCCTTTCTTGGACTTCTTAATGGACAAGTATCCACGAGGAGGTTCGATTCCATTAGTTGCGTTTGACACAACGGAACTGCTTTCCGATGGCATTTGTGCGGACAGTGTTGAGTTCCTGAGACCGTATTCGAGGATATCATTCCTAAGCATATCCCAATCATGTTGCAACTCCGTTGATACTAGTTCATCTACATCTTTCTTATATGTATCGATAGGAAGTGTTCCACTGGAATATTTGGTGCGACCAAAGTATTCACAGTGACCTTTCTCCTTAGCCAACTGATTAGAGGCCCTTAAAAGATAATACTGGAAGGACTCAGAGAGTCCATGAACAGCATCCCATGCTTCTTGTGAATCATAAGAGTAACCCAACTTTGCCAGGTAATGTGCCAATCCAATGTAACCAATACCCAGAGACCTTCTTGCCTTTGTTGCAAGTTCAGCTGCGATGATTGGATAGTCCTGGTAGTCAATCAACTCGTCTAGACCCCTTACAGCCAGGTCACAGAGGTCTTCTAGTTCTTCATCGGACTTAATCTTACCAACGTTGACTGCTGATAGAATACACAGTGCAATCTCACCAACCTGATCGTCAATATGTGATAAAGGATATGTGGGGAGAGTGATCTCTTGACACAGGTTACTCATCTCAACCTTATCTTTAAAGGAAGAGTGAGTATTGCAGTGGTCAATGTTCATCAGATACAAACGACCGGTCTCTGCTCTTTCTTTAAGGATGTCTAGAATCAGTTCTTGTGCTTTAATACTCTTTCTTGGAACAGACTCATCTCGTTCAAAACTAACATATAAATCATCGAACCCGTCAGTACCAAAGGCATCATACAGACCCGGTACGTCGTGCGGTGAGAAGAGGCTAATCTCTCCATTCGCAATGAAACGTTCGTAGAAAATCTTTGAAATTTGGATTGAGTAATCAAGTTTCCGTACCCTGTTGTCTTCTGTGCCTTTGTTGTTCTTTAAGACGATGATGTCTTGGATTTCTTGGTGCCAGATGGGGAAGTGGACTGTTGCTGAGCCACCACGAATCCCATTTTGTGTACAGCATCGTACAGTTGATTCAAACTTCTTAAGGAAAGGAACAACGCCAGTGTGCTGTACTTCTCCGCCCCTGATTTTACTGTTGATCCCACGGATCCTGCCAGCGTTGATACCGATGCCAGCCCTCTGTGCGACATAACGGCCAATGGCCATATCAGAACTAAAAATACTATCCAGGGTGTCATCAACATCAACCAGAACACAAGACGCAAACTGGCGTAGGGGAGTTCTGACACCCGCCATGATTGGTGTTGGGATGTTGAGTCTGTGTTTTGAGATGGCATCGTAGTATCTTCTAACGTAGGAAAGTCTTGTTTCTTTTGGATACTCACGGAAGATTGTCAATGCAATCATCATGTACATGAATTGAGGAGTTTCGTGTACCTTTCCAACACTCCTATCTTGTACTAGGTATTTATCCACAACCTGCCTCAAACCAGCATATGTGAATAAGAAATCACGATCATGATCAATAAAAGTTTCTACCTTCTCAATCTCTTCTTGTGAATACTTTGTAAAGATATCTCTATCATAGTGATCATCGTATGCCAGTTTAGTGATGTGATCGATCAAGGAAGGCATCTCCCTCCTACCACCATACAATTGCTTCCTAAGAGAGAACAGGAGAAGTCTTGCAGCTACAAATTGATAGTTGGGGTGATCCAAGTCAATCAAGTCACTGGCACTCTTAATAAGAATCTCTTGGATCTCAGCAGTAGTAATACCATCATAGAACTGAATACCAGATGTCATCTCTACCTGACTAGCAGACACATTTGATAGGCCATCACACGCCTCCTCAACCATAAGATGCATCTTATCCAGGTCAAGTGATTCAACACGACCATCTCTCTTCTGAACTTTTGTACCGTTACTCATACTTTTTTCCAACTAGTAAACTTTAGTTTTGCTTCTAATCCTTTGTAGGTGTTTTTGTCTATGATCTCTTGAACTTTATGTCCACTTAAGACCATATCATTTATGTCCTTTTCCCGAATATTGGAGGGCCAGATAACGACTGTACCTCCTTGATTGATTGTTTGTTCAATTCTTCTGGTGATTTGGGAGTTGCGTGGTTCGTTATCATATATCCAGACAGGATTACTAATCCCGCAACTGACGACATCAACATCAGCTCCACACATAGCAACCGAGTTGCGAATAAACGTAGAGTCGAATGGTCCTTCTGTAATATAGACTGGGAGGGATTTGTCAATTTCATCTGTTCCATAGATCTTTGGTTCATCCTCATCCAACATAACGGTTAAGTATTTAACAGGGTTTGTAGATAGGGCTCTACCCTGCAACCCTATAAGTTTCTCATTCCTGACAAGAGGAATTACAATTCTAGCTTCACCAAAATTGGGATGTTCAAAAGAACCCGGTTTGATACTATTAACAAACTCTTGAAAGTTTTCTGCGTAATAAAAGTTCCCACTCAGGATGGCTCTAGATTCCAAATAATGTTTAGATAAAGTAACACTAAATGCAGAAGGAAGATCGATAACAATCTTCTTCTTAAATGTTGGTTTAGTATTTCTCATCTTACTAAACACATCCTCAGGAGTTTCTATGACAAAGTTCTTACCAGTGTGACCTTCTTTGAACTTCTCAAAAGTATATTGTTTATAAGTTTGAGGATCCAAATCCTTTAAGAAGTTTGCAAACGAAACACTAATACCACAATTGTGGCACTTAAAGTTAGTGTTGTTCTTAACCTGATAAAGAAAACCTCTAGCTTTGTTCTTATTCTTCTGGGAGTCACCACATATGGGACACCGAAAGTTATAAAGCTTTGGCTTTACTCTTTTGAACTTAGGAAGTCTTGAGGAGATCAAATTGATGTATTTGACATCAATAAAATCCATATCACTCGATATAACTACTCGTTATTTTACCAACTTCTGATGGTGGAGTCAAGTCGAACCAATTAGTTTGTGCTATAAAAGACACAGCCACTACACATCCAATGGCGACCCAAACCTTTTTCTCTAGATCCTGTAGTCTTGACAAGACACTGTTATGATCTGAGTCCATTTTATCACGGAGTTCGTCAATCTTTGCAAATAGTACAGAGTCAATTTCTTCTGACTTTGATAATCTTTCTTCATGAACAGCAAGCATTCTGCTAACTGTTGTATTTACCTCAGATAATTTTTCAATAGTTACGTCTAATTTATCCAACAAAGGTTTGATGTCATCAACTCTCTGTTGTAGTATAGCCAACTTAACTTGATCGTCCATCTTGAGGCTTAAAGTAAGGGTTGAACTCTAATGCTTTCTTTTTGTTTTTTCTATTTTCTCTTTTTTCCTTTCTACTCATCAGATCACTGATAGCTTTTCTCACAAACTTATTACGACCATCAAAATTCATTGGTTTATCATAACCAGCAGTTGGTCCTTTTGCATCAGAAGATCCACTAAACCCACCGGATCCACCAGGAGGATTAGCAACCATTCCTTCTTCACTTACACTGAACTCTTGATACATGGCAGATCGAAATGCATCGATTACCCTATCAATTTTCTCCCTTTCCATCAGTAATACCTCTGAGTTCTTCTAAACAATATTCATCTACCTCAAGTTCATGCAAAGATGTTCTTGGGTAATCTGGTAGTCTATCTAAGAATAAGACAAAAGCCTTTAGTGAAGGCCACAAATCCTCATCCAGCTTAAAGAAAAGCATGGGTGTTGCAGCATCTCCAAAGATATTATAAAGAATAATAAAATGGTTTATTAGAAGATGAACCTTCAAACCTGAACCATTTTTATACTTCCTCAGGAGTCGTTTGATGTATCGAAAGATGTTTAAGTCTTTCTCAAAGTCATCAACACTGACTGCCTGAGGATTTTCATAATTTTTAATAGCGAATAGCAGAAAGTTATCTGCGTTCAATTCATTAAATATCATTTATCATTTATTAGTAGGATATACAATAGATCCAGCTCCAGTTGTAATACCAGACATAGCAACTAGGGTCTCTTTCTTAACTCTCAGGTTTCCTTGGGAGTCATTATATGTAGTAACACCAACCCAACCTTCTGCTGTGACTTGATATGAAGGAACCACTCCTCCAGCATTAGCCACACCATATACCAAAGAATCTCCTGATAGTGTTCCTTTCTTAGAGTAAGTGGAATCACTAACGCTAGACTTAGGAAGTTGAGATACTTTAAATTGAGCTCCACTAATAGCGCCACCAGTAAGACCCATGGTCGAACCAATCGTGCAAGAAAGAGTAGAAGCGATACTAACGATGACTGCATCACCAAAATAGGCACCACCACGGGCACCGAATCGAATAACATCACCTTCTTGTGCGGCACCGGTTTGACCGAACGTTGTGCCAGTTCCTGTTACGACGCCCGTAGAATAGTTCAGGGCAACGGTACCCGTCGATCCTACGTTATCGTTATTTCCCCAAAGTGCCATGTTTCTGCCTTAATAAACTTTGTTATGTTAGTAAATATTTATAAAAAAATAGAACCCCTATAGGGGGTTCATTTATCATTCTTCTCTGTTATTTATTGCCTTTGTGACAACCTCAAGGAGTTGATCGTCCATATCAGTCTTGGTCAACTTAACTGCCTTAGAAAGAATAACAAGACAGATCTCAACCATTTTCTCACCCAGTTCTTCATTCTCTGGAATGTTATTGATAGCATCTTTAATAATTTTCGATGCTAATGGAAGTAAAAAGGATAGCATAGTAATAATTCATAACTACACTATATATAAATCAATCTTTATTTGATACCCACTTCTTCTTCATTTTGTCATACCTTTTGACTTCACCAGGTCTCAGTGAATCTTTTTGGTATTGATTAAAACCTTTCTTACCATACTTCATTCTTTCGTCTTGTTCTTTGTGTCTCCTCTCTTCATCATCAAGTCTTTTTTCACGTTTAAGATCGTAGTTCTCTTTCATCTTTTGTTCTAACCTCACTTGATTGAAGACCTGACGTATACGTTGATAAGCTGATTCATCCACCATCTTAACATACTCTTTGGATGCGTCAACCATTGCATCAACATCTTGTAACCCTACCCTCTGAACAGGATAAACATTAGAAAATCTCCACTTGGCTTGACCTGATTGTCCAGGGGTTTGATAGTCTTGATCTAGAAGATCATCTTCACCCTTGAATAACTTTGTGTCTATACCAGCAACTGGTCCTTGTGCAGGAGAATCATTAGTAAATCCTCCAGTTCCAACTTGCATCAGTCTCCTCTGTAGTTAGATCCAGGTCTGGGTCCAGTAGCATCAGTCATCTTTTGTGAGTCAGTTCTATTATCCTTCTTCTGTTTAGATGCCTTCATAGCATTAATCTTTCTATGGTCAGGATTGGGATTACGATTCTTAGCTGCCTCACGGGAGATTTTCATCTGGTCCTTGATACTCATCTCTTCACCCATAGTCTTCTCTTTTTTAGCCTGTAGTTTATCAGCTCCCTTGGCTGTTATAGTTCCCATTCCATTCTTAGCTCTGATGGTAGACAGAACACCAGCCAATGCTCTTCCTTCTTTTAGTCTACCACTACGAGGGTCAATCTCTCTACCTAATTGGTCAAAACCACGTTTAGGAAGCATCTTCTTCAATTGTTTTTCGTATGCTGCCTTTCTTTCATCTTTCTTTCTCTGTTCCTCACCACCATAATATGCCTCTGCTACTTTACCTGACTGTTTATCATCATGTTCCTTCGTCTTATCCAACATTTCTCTCTTCTTCTTCTCTTCTTCAGTCTCTTCAGTAGCTAATTTAGCTGCAACAGCCATCTCTTGTTTCTTTTTATCTGACTTACCTTTGAACTGGGGTGCATCAGACTTACGGAAGTCCTTTACAACATCACCCATATCAGCCTTTTTGATATCAATCTTCTCAGTAATCTCATACATTTCTGTAATGACACCACCGAGTTCGGCAAAAGCTTCTTTCATACCTTGAGATGGATTGATAACAATTTTATTCTTTACACTTTTCTCAGTAATTCTTTCGTTAGACTTAGAAGCTTTCTTAGCCTTAGGGTTCTCAAGATTTTTCTCATTATCAACACCGGCAAATCCACCATATGCGCCACCAATGACTTCTAGGAGATCTTGTGAATCATTTCTCCAATTTGAATATGCATGTTCTCTCTTCCCTTCAGTAGCCATAGGCTTCACATAGTTCTTATCCTTACCAGGCTTAGCAGCATCTCCACCGTCTACACTGTCACCCTCAGGTGTACAATTACACACTGGATCACCCGTTCTCTTACAAGGGCCTTTCTTCTCACCTTCTGCGATATTGTTTTGATAAACAGCAGAAAGCTCGTTAAGAGGGTTAATCATTTCTTTGACTACTTTTTCTTATTCTTATTTATGAAGCTTCTGATATCGTAACCCTTATATGGTTTCCCACCATCTTGTAGATTAGTAGGGTCGCCCTTCTCAAAACCAGGAGTGAGTTTTGCAACTCTCTTGAAGTTACCAGAAGTTCCAACCAAAGTATTTGGATGAGTCTTATCTCTCATCTCACTATCCATCTTAACTTCAGTATATTCCTTGAGATCTCTTACCCAAGACTTGAACATGATGTTATCTTCTGTCACACAGATCAGATAGTTAGTTCCTCTACGGATAACTTTACCAACCAAACCAGTGTTTAGATTCTCAACTAAAGAACTAATATTAAAAATCTTACCAGTTACATAGTTCTCACGGAGGTTTCTCCAATCAAACTTAGGTGCAATCTCCCACAGACCCCAAGACTCTGTAGTAACTCTCATTCTTTTACGAACAGTATTCATCAACTGTTTAGCAGTCTTATCATCCAGTGATGATGGAATACCCTGTCTGAATGCCTCAAAATCATCCTCTGATGCAGCCTGTCTCATCTTAGAGGCTGACATTCCTTCTACACCTTCACCTTCTGCATCTCTATCACCAGCAGAAATAGTCTCAATTTCATCAAAGTTATATAATTTACCATTGTATTTCTGAGCCAAACTATCAAACTCAGATACTCTGTCAGATCCAACTACGATTTTAACATTAGAATATCCTTCATCATTTGCTAACTTGAGAGCATCAAAGATAGTCTTGATACCTTCATCATTAATAATGCTCTCCTTATGATCAGGGAACATCTGTTTCATCATATTGGTTTTTTCAGTTGGTTCCAGAGGATTCTTCTTAGGATCAGTGGACCTTGATGGATAAATTCTCAGTTCTGATCCACCTGCAATACTCTTTGCACCATTAAGTAACTTCTCATGGCCAACCGTTGGTGGATTAAATCTACCGAAGACTAGGGTGATTGTCTCCCCATTCTTCATATCACCATCAGTTTGATCGTCTTTAGTCTTCTCAGCCTCAGGTTCTGTCTGTTGTTGAGTTTGTGCCTTAGGATCTTCTTTAGTTGCAGCAACTCTTCCTGTTGTTTCTCTCTCTGCAGCTGGTCCTTTCTTTTGTGAGAATACTAGGTTCCCACCTACAGTTCTTGCTTGAACATTACCTTGTCTATCTACCCATCCACCTGATCCATCGCCAGTGAGACCAAGTTTCTTTGCTTTTTCAGCAGCTTTAGATACTCTAGCCTCCGAAAGGAAGTTGAAAAAATCTTTCATCTTCTACATACAACCATAGTAGTATTTATCAGTTGAAATATCTTCTAAGTTTATCTAGTGATTTCTTCTCAATCAAGTGGATCATAGCGTAACTTACACCAAATACCTTACCACACTCACGTTGTGTCATCTGTTCTTTACCATCTAAACCATAACGGTAACACATTACACTGTATTCACGTTCGTTTAGAACCTTTCTCATTTGATCAATAACAACTTCTACTTCACAATCAAGTTCTCTATAATAGTCATCTGAGATAAGATCTTCAAGAGTTGAACTATCACCAATCGATGAGTTCATAGACACAACATAAGGAAGTGAGTTCTTCAATGTAGTGAAACCTTTGATATCAGTCTTCTCCAACTTACGGAGCTTCTCTTTTACGTGTGAAGGAACACGAACCCTACCATAATGATTAGTGTGAAACTTACTTACAAAACAATAGATCCAATAGTAAGAGTAAGTAGAGAACCTACAACCTTCTTTTGGATCAAACTTACCAATGGCTTTCATCAAACCGATGACACCTTCTTGGAACATGTCCTCATAGGAGAACTGCTCATTCTTGTAATACATTTTCTTGGCAAGTTTACTTACCAGACCTAGATTATGAGTCACCATCTTCTCCATGGATTTCTCACAACCCTGTTGTGCTGACTTACACAACTCAATCTCCTCAATATGAGAGAGTCTTAGACTAACGGACATTAATGACTTTTTTACTATACGACAATACTAACACACCTTGACCCCTGTGTCAAGTCAAAAGGGATTTCTTAATGATTTTTTTAACTTATCAATAGTCATTCTTCCATAATTAATGCTTTCTTGAAGAGGTTTGAATATTTTAGAAAGAGCTTTGTACTTGTTTATTCTTTCCATATCCACACCCCCATTCTCAACCATATACGAAGCAAAGGCAGCATCCCCACCACCAGAATCTTCTGCATGTCTAATTGCATCACGATAAGTATTCTTAATCTTTTCCTGTTCTTCAGGAGATTTGCCAATTATAGAGAGAAATACTCCACGATAATAATTATCAGATCCCATAGAATTTGATCTTGGTTTAGATCCCTCAACATTCTTTTGTTTGTTATATCCTCTAGGCAATCCCAATACAGTAGTGAGTTCCTTTGCTAACTTGGACTGAGTTTCAATCGATTTCCAAGCATCTTTAATCTCTTTATCACCACTTGAGGTTGCACCAATACCAAGTTCTTTCTTGGTATTCTTAAGTCCAGATTCGTGGTTCTCCATCATCTCCATAAAAAGTTCACCTGTCATACTCTCAACAATATTCGCATCTTTATCAACAAATGAACTCATAAGTTCAGATTCTTTTGATGGAATAGAGTTTCTATAGTCAAAGATTTCTGAACGAGTTTTCCAATAGTCGTCACCCTTTGAAGATAAAGGATCAACTTGTTTTTCAAAAAACTCATTCATAGTAAGATCACTTTTGGCTTGATTAACATTACTATTCACAAGAACCCAGTTCTTTTCATGCTCTCTTGTTCTAAACTCATCCAAATCACCTTCTGCTTTTGATGCGGGTCGGATATGCTCAAGGTCAATATTATCAATATTGAGAGGAAGACCCGTGTAAGCATCTACACCACCTTGTTCCAAATACATTCTCCAAACATACTTGGCTCTATCTACACCACCCTGTCCTCTCATCTCTTTTCCTTTTTTATCATAGCCCAAGAAATGATTTTTCCCAAGTTCTCCCTTACCTGCCATACCTTTTTTGCCCCAGGTCTGTTTAAGTTTCTTAGGTAAGATTTCAAATGATGTATCCACTAGTTCATCAGTTACTTCATTATTCCTCACACTTCTAACATACTTCTCTACACTTTCCTTGTCATCAAAATCATAATTATCAAACATTCTTTTCTTTGCTAGTGCAAGTTGTTTAACGTCAAACTGACCCAATGAATTCAATCCTGCACCATTGTTTGATCTACCGGTGAACTTATGCGCATTAGCGACCAGTGCGGCAAAAGAATTTTGTTTCTTTTCATCCATACTATTAACAAGATCCTCAAAAGGTTTGAAGACTTTATCCATGTATTTGGCATATTTTGCTTCACTTTTCTGGACAGCATCTGTTGATTGCTTGCCAGTCAGTTTTCTAAGTTCTAACATTGTGTCTTGAAGATCAGCAATATTTTCTGCGGATGGTTCCTCATTCATCAAGGCATCTACTTCATTCACTTTGTTTAGTTCCTCCTCACCATCCTTTTCAGCAATTTTATCATCTAAAGTAGGAAAGTCGTCAACAGTTTTCTCTGGTTCTTCAGTTGCCTTAGGTTCTTCTTCTGGTGTTTCAGGTTCTTCTTCGTCAGTTACCTCAGACGCTGCCTGACGATTGCCCAACGCAACCAGTGTCTTAGATACTTTATCAAGGAACTCCTTTCTTTCTGGTGTTACATCTCTACCACCAGTAAATTCTTTTGCCTTGGCTGCAGCAAACTCATCGTCACTAACTCCATCAGGAATTTGTGGAAGTGCAGTAGGAGTAGGTTGTGATGCTGCAGCATCTTTTCTAAACTGACTTAATGGCTTACCAGCAGGTTTCTCTTCACCACTACCTTTATCAGTAGTTGGTTCAACAACGATAGGTTCTAACTTATCGCCAACATTCTTGTATCTCTTCTGAGTTTTAGGATCTAGATATACACCACGAGCCTGGTGTTGATAACCAAGCTCTGCTGCTTTCTCAGCTCCTTTATCTTCTTGGAGAGACCTTACATGTTTAAAATATTTAAATACGTCTCTCGTCATTATCAAACATCCAGACCAACAGCTCTCATCTGTTTCTTCATTGCTTCAGCCTTATCAGGGTCCATAGTCTTCAGTCTACCACGAACGTTTCTTTCAGCCTTTTGACCAGAGGTTTCAGACTTTCTTGCTTCAGCTTCTCCCTTCTCAGGATTACGCTGATAACCTTCTTCAACATCCCACTCATCAACCTTTGCCTGAATGGCTTCCAGTTCAGATTCAGAGAAAGTTACTCCCTTTGGTTCGTATTGACTTGCAATGGCTCCACCTGCGAGACCACCAATAGCAGCACCAAGAGGTCCACCTAACATTCCACCAATAGCAGCACCAGAACCAGCACCAACTGCCTTTTTGACTTTTCTATCCTTCTTACCAGTTACAGCACCAAGGGTTCCTGCAATTACAGGTGCCACAACTTCATCAACCTTTTCAACTTCCTCTTTCTTTAATGATGCTCTACGTCCTTTAGGATCCTGCATTGCAATCCGACGTTGCATCTGCTTATTAGCCTCTTTCCCTTTACCATGGCGAGCGGCAACAACTTCCTTAGCGTAAGCTTTATCAGACTGACGTGAAACCCTTTTCTCCCTTTCAGGTGTCATAGGCATGTAACCTTCAGATTCAACTTCTTCTTTCTTATACTGAGGATGATCATCAAGTTTCATACCACGTTTCTTTTCGAGACTTGCTTTTCTTTCTTTGGTTCCTTTTTCTTGATCAAGATCACGGATACCTTCTTTGACTTCAGTCTCCTCTTTCTTCATAAACTTGACTTTGATTTTGTCAAGTCTCTTCTGGCGATTTTCATCAGAAGTGTATCCAACACGTTTCTTGACATCTTCATCAGACATCTTACCTTCTTTCATGTCCTTACCCATGGACTTAGCGATAGCCTTACGTCTCTTGGCAAGATACTTATCAGAAGAATCCTTATCACCATCATTATCGATATCACCATCTTCCTGACCTACGGGATCAAGTTTCTTCTCATAGATGGCGGCATATGCATTACCCCAACCCTGTCTCAGAGTTGATACTTCTTCAAAGTGAGGGTTCTTTTGACCAGGAACTTTCTCCATGTCCTTACGAGCCTTCTCGTTATTCTTCTCTCTCTTCTTCATATCTGTTTCAAGATAAGAAGAATCTTTCTTTTCTTCAATGACCTTGGAGATCATCTCAATCAAACCACTCTTGATGGTTTCTCTATCTTCATGAATCAAAGCTGCATGAAGTTTCTCGTTACCAACTTCATTGTTCAACTTACTATTCCACTTCTCATTCAGAGGCTTATTAGTACGATACTTGAGGAACTCTTCTTCACAGTTTCTTTCAGCTCTACTAGCTACCTTCTCAAAGGTTTTATCAAATGCTTCAGAGATACGAACAATCTTCTCTTTTCTATGTGCAGGAAGTTCACCCTCTACAGTCGATTCCATAACAGAACCAACAACTTCATGTACTGTGTTTAGATCACAACC